CTCAAGAAACGATTCATGCTACAGCTTATTCATATTTGAATGAGACTTTGGGGTTAGATGACTTCTCTGCATTTTTGCATGAACCTGCAGTTGCAGAGAAGTTTGAACTCCTTACACAAACTTCTGCCGATTGGACACCAGAAGATTTAGCAACAAATCACAAAGCAAGAGTAGAGGTGGGTAGAAGTTTAGCAATATTTTCTGCATTTGCTGAAGGTGTATCTCTCTATTCATCATTTGCAGTTCTTTACTCATTTCAAATGAGAAATCTATTGAAAGGGATTGGACAACAAATGAAGTGGAGTGTTAGAGATGAATCACTACATAGTAGAATGGGTTGTCAGTTATTCAGACATATATGTGAAGAATATCCTGAATTATTATTGGAAGCAAAACAATCCATTTATGAGGCTGCAAAACTTATTGTTGAATTAGAACATAAATTCATTGATAAAATGTTTGAAAAAGGTGATTTAGAAAATCTAAAAAAAGATGATTTAAAACATTTTATAATTCAAAGAGTAAATGAAAAATTAGTAGAATTGGGTTATGAAGGAAACTTCGAATATAACAAAAAGAAGGCAGAACAATTAGAATGGTTTTACCATCTAACAGGTGGAACAACTCATACTGACTTCTTTGCTTTAAGACCAACCGATTATTCCAAAGCGAACGAAGGTGAAGACTGGTCAGATTTATTTTAAAATAAAAAGTTACATAAAATGGCAAAACAATTAGAATTATTTCAAACAACCGAATCATTTGACGTATTAATAGAAAACGTAACTGGTTGGGCAGCTGATAAAGACATCTTAAAGAAAGAAAATGCACCAAAACAATTATTAAAAGTTTTGGAAGAAGTGGGTGAAACCGCAGGTGCATTATTGAAATCAAAAAATGATGAAGTTAAAGATGGTATAGGTGATTCATTCGTAACACTTATTATATTGGCGAAACAATTAGGATTAGAACCAGCTGAATGTTTAGAAGCAGCTTGGAATGAAATAAAAAATAGAACAGGAAAAACTGTTAATGGAGTATTTGTAAAAAATTAATAATATGGCAGTGAAAAATTATGGAGAAGAATTAGGATGGGAATTGGATGTTGATTTTCCATCTTGGGGTAATACGGAGATTTATGTAAAGACAATCTCAAAAGGATACCTACTGCCAGGAGAAAAACCAAAAGATGCATATTGGAGAGTTGCAACAAAGGTAGCTCAAAGATTAAATAAACCACAAATGGCAACCAAATTCTTCGATTATATTTGGAGAGGATGGTTGAACTTAGCAACTCCGGTATTATCAAATACTGGAACTGATAGAGGTTTGCCTATTTCTTGTTTTGGTATTGATGTTGCCGATTCAATCTTTGATATTGGAAACAAAAACTTGGAATTAATGTTACTTGCAAAACATGGTGGTGGTGTTGGTATCGGAATAAATCAAATCCGACCAGCAGGTGCACCAATTACAATGAATGGTACATCTGATGGTGTAGTTCCATTTTGTAAGATATACGATTCTACTATCCTAGCAACAAACCAGGGTTCGGTAAGAAGAGGAGCTGCATCAGTAAACTTAAATATTGAACATAAAGATTTCGAAGATTGGTTGGAGATTAGAGAACCAAAGGGTGATGTAAATCGTCAATCACTTAACTTACACCAATGTGCAATTGTTGGTGATAAGTTTATGAGAAAATTACAAGATGGTGATGAAGTTGCTCGTAGAAAATGGGGTAAATTACTTCAGAAAAGAAAGGCAACTGGCGAACCATATATTATGTTTAAGGGTAATGTAAATAAACAAAATCCACAAATGTATAAACAAAATGGATTGAAGGTATTTATGACCAATATATGTTCTGAAATAACTTTACACACCGATGAATCACATTCATTTGTTTGTTGCCTTTCTTCTCTAAATTTAGCAAAATATGATGAATGGAAAGATACTGATTTAATTTATACATCTATATGGTTTTTAGACGGAGTTCTTTCTGAATTTATTCAGAGAGGTAAGAACTTAAAGGGATTTGAAAACGCAATACGTTCAGCTGAAAAAGGTAGAGCATTAGGATTGGGAGTATTGGGTTGGCATACTTATTTACAACAAAGAGGTATTCCATTTGAGGGAATGCAAGCTCAATTTGAAACTCGTAAGGTTTTTTCTCAATTAAAAATCGAATCAGAAAGAGCGAGTAGAGATTTGGCATCTGAATATGGTGAACCATTATGGTGTAGAGATAGTGGATTCCGTAATACTCACCTTCGTGCAATTGCACCAACTGTATCAAACTCTAAATTAAGTGGTGATGTTTCAGCGGGTATTGAACCTTGGGCGGCAAATGTATTTACCGAACAAACTGCAAAAGGAACTTTTATTAGAAAAAATTCTGAATTAGAAAAAGTACTTCGTAAAGTTGGAATAAACACAAAAGAAACTTGGGATAAAATTCTTGCAGATGGTGGTTCTATTCAAGATATTGCTGAATTAGATAACTGGTGTTTCTTAAATGGGAAAGTTACTGAATGTAAAGAAGTACCATCTGAAGATTTACCTAAAACGTTTCCAATTAAAGATGTATTCAAAACATTTAAAGAAATTAATCAATTGGATTTAGTAAGACAAGCCGGAATTAGGCAACAATATATTGACCAATCAGTATCATTAAATTTAGCGTTCCCCTCAACCGCAGAGCCAAAATGGATAAATCAAGTAACTATGGAAGCTTGGAAACAGGGTGTAAAAACTCTTTATTATATGAGAACCGAGTCGGTTTTAAGAGGTGATATAGCGGCAAAAGCTATGGATCCGGAATGTTTATCGTGTGATGGTTAAAAATTAAATTGGAGAAAAAAATGATTGAAGTAAAAAAATTTCATGCTGTATGGTGTGGTCCATGTAGAGCATTAGGACCTGTTTTAGAAAATGTTAAGAAAAAGTTTTCTAATATCAATTTTGAAGAAATTGATGTAGATAAAAATTATGAACAAGCTGAAAAGTATTATATACGTTCAGTACCAACTGTTGTAATTGTAAAAGATGGGAAAGAAGTAGATAGATTTACAGGACTTCAATCAGAAATGGCGTATGTAAACGCTATTAATGAATCTTTAAATTCCTAATATGGTTTTTTTTCATTTTGATTCTGATAACAAAGTATCAAGTTCACAACTGGCTTCAAATGAAAACTTTTTAAACGCAAAAAAGGTATTGATAGCGGCAGGTGATAGTTGGACGAATCAACTTAAAGAAACTTATGGAAATGATAGAAGTTGGGTTCCTGAATTTGCTAAATTAAGAGAGTATGATTTTATTATAATATCAGCAGCTAGAGGTAGTTCTGGAACTCAAATTTTTTCAAATCTAGTCAATTTATTGACTGGAGCAAATTTATCCGAAGATTGCTTTTTTAATGGGTTTTCAGATAGTTGGTTAAATTATTATCTTTTTAGAGAAAAAAAAGTAGATGTGATTGTTCAATGGACATCTATTATTAGAGATTATTCAGAATTTTCAGCTTGGTATAAACCACATACTTTCGCATCTTTACCTGATTTATCAAATGATACATTTAAAAAACAAATGTATGATGAATATATTTCCGAAATTCTTAATGAAAAGTACTACTCATATAAACTTCAAATTTATAGTTGGCAACTTCAAAAGTATTTTGAAAAATGGAACATACCTTATTATTTTTGGATGGGATTTTGTGATTTAGTTCCAGAAGAAATTGAAGGGACAGATATGGATATTAGAAGATTTCTAAATAAAGATAGATGGTTTAATTTATTTGAAAAACCAAATAATATGGCTGATTATCTTTATTATGTTGAAAGAAATGTTTTACCTAAAAGATTAAAAGGTGTATTAACCGAAGGAGGGCCTGTTGGTTTGTTAAAAAACTTTTCAGATTCCCTATTTAATCTTTTTAAAGAAAATGAGAAAGATAGTTCACTAGAACATACTTTATTTTGTGGTGATTTACACCCATCTACCGAAGGAAATAAAATAATTGCAAATTTACTTAATGAAAAATTTTGAAATATCAATTTTTTTTCGTAAATTTGTTTAAATAAACGGTTATGTATTTAGAATATTTTGATAAATTTTATGGAATGAAACCATATCTTTATATTGACAATAAAGAATGGGAGTACATTAAAAACACTTTTAATAAAGATGATGTTAAAGAATCTTTAGCAAAGGTTGCAATGACGTATGATATACCATACGCAGACATAACTGAAAAAGAAGCGAGAGATGAATACTTAAAACTTAAAGGTATTCGTTGGAATGAATTATTTACCGAAGGTGAGTGGTTTCCAAGAAAAGCTAGTGAATCAAAATATCCGCTTACCTTTGAAGGTAAACAACAATATGTAAGGAGATTAAATACTGGAAATATTGCATCAAATTTCTTTCAACAATCAAATCGTTGGAGTGTTGATGGTACAGTTTCACCTGGACCTAAAAGAACTTGGGAAACATACGATTTTATGGTAACATTGATGGGTGGATTATATACACTCAAAATGGACGATGTTAGTAAAAATTCTTTAAGAGTATGTTTAAGTTTAAGAAAATACATCTGTTCTCAATTTAAACCTAATGTTGCAAAAGTACTTTATGATTATGTAAAGGCTAAAAATGTTTTAGATATATCTGCAGGTTGGGGAGATCGTTTGTGTGGTTTTTTTGCAAGTGAAAATGGTCAACATTATGTTGGTGTAGACCCTCGTAAAGAAAACCATCCAATTTATCAAAATCAGGCAGATTTTTATACTAAACACAATGGTTGGTTTGAAACTGAAAAGAAAGCAACTTTTCATTGTTCACCTGCAGAAGATTTTGATTTTTCAGAATATAAAGATTATTTTGATATTGTATTTAGTTCACCCCCTTATTTCAATGTTGAGCGATATTCTTATGATGATACACAAAGTTGGGTACGATATAAAAATATAGATGCATGGAATGAGCTATTTTTACATAAAACTATTTCAAATGTTTGGCCTACTATTCGTAAAGGTGGATATTTAGCAATAAACATTGCTGATGTTTACGCTACTTCAAAAGGAGAAGGTAGAAGTTATCAGGAAATTACAAACCCTATGAATGATTATATTAAATCATTGGGTGATTCTAAATATGTTGGATGTTTGGGTATGGAAATGGCTAAAAGGCCAGGTTCTGCTGGAGCTGGTATGATAATAGAAGGTGATGAAGAAAGATATACTGATGAAGCAAAAATAAAAGCTGAAGAGGCAGAAGGTAAAACCTTTTGTGAACCTGTATGGGTATGGCAAAAAATATAAGAAGAGGAGAAAATCATCCTAATGCTAAACTTACAAATGAGCAAGTTAGACAAATTAGGGATTTATATTCAAAAGGATTTTCTACGAATGTAATAGCTCGTAATTTTAAGGTTAGTAAGTGGAATATTGAGGAGATAGTAAAGAACCGAATATGGACACATATTTAAACAATTATTTGGTAAATTCAGATTTTTTTCGTATCTTTGTATAAAATAATTATATGGCAGTATCAATCAAATTTGTAGACAAGACAGATAAAATACCTGAAATTAAAGGTGTTCCAAAAGTACCAAAAGAATTCTCAAAAAAAATGGTTAGTAAGGATGGTAAAACCGTAGTTTACTATATAGAAAAACAATATGGTTGGGAAAGTAAATTATGGCCAAAAATGTTAATGTCTTCAGTACATCCTACTGATAAAGATTTTGTTGAAATTACAATTCCAATTCAAAGAATAGATTAAATTATAAAACTATGATAAATCGTTACAATGAAGTTGAGCTACAATCAAACTATAATAAGTTTATTGAAGCCTTAAAGAAATCGTTAAGTGGAGAACGATTAGAAAAATTACTCCAAATGTACTCAATGGATGAGTTAGGGCCTAATTTGATGTTATCACCCGCGAGTGGTAATATAAATTATCATAACGCGTATGAGGGTGGATATATTGACCACGTTTTAAACGTAGCAAGAAATTCACTTCGTATGATGAAGTTATATCAAGAGGCGGGAGGTGTTATTGATTTTACACAAGAGGAATTACTTTTTTCTGCGTTTCATCATGATTTAGGAAAATTGGGAAGTAAAGGAAAATTACATTATGTAGAAAATCCATCAGATTGGCACGTTAAGAATCAAGGAAAGTTATATATTAGTAATCCTGAATTAACGTATTTTACTCATACCGATAGAACATTCTTTACTTTACAAGAATACGGTATCCAATATA